GGAAGGAAGGTAACGAGTCCGATGTACCCAAAGAAGGCAATCATTGTTAACACCGCTAGAACAGCCGGAATCTTGTCTTTAACGACCATCTCACGCTGACGTGCACTGTTACGATCTGCTGCACCTAGACGAACAAGATCAATGTCCAGCTTCTTCATCTGAACTTTAAAGTCAGCATCAATCTTCTTTAGCTTGGCAAGTTCTTCAGGGGTAGCATTTTCAATTGCCTTAGACACTTCGTCAGGCGTACCATCAGGCTTACCCAGCAGTGCTTCGCTAATAGCTTTGACTGCCATGCCACCAAGAGGACCACCTACGGCAGTACCAATAGTAGGGGCAACGGTTTGAATAATTGATTTAGCTGCATTAAGTAAGTCCACTGGTTTCTCCTTATAGATATTCAGGCTTAAAGCCGCTGTATTCTTTTAGCTTATCGTCAAAGGACCGCTTTAGATTTGCCTCTGACTGTAGGAATACAGACCCTGCAAGGGTATCTGTCCCATAGAAATAATACTTTACATCAATATCATCCCTAGCAAACAGTCTCTCACAGTCTTGTGCCATAGCCAATAGCTCACCTGTAGTCCAGTAGTAGTTATCATTGTGTTCAACACGCATATACTTTAGTCGGCCTTGCTCGTCTTTGTCTAGCTTTTTCTCTTCCGTAACGTCTTCGTCAGGGATAGCACAATCAAACCCAAACAGATGTATGTTTCTGAATCCAAGAATGTGTGTCATACCAATGGCTCTCATTGCTGAACACGTACCGCCTGTAACAAAGACTGCATCAGCAGCAATCTGTGGCTTACCATCAATGCTGAACTTGCCTTCGTCGTAGCTTTGTTTAAGAGACTGGGAATATGCGTTCCATCCTAGTACATTAGCAGTCTTTTCCATAAGGAACTTGGTAACATTAGAGTTTGTCATTGACGCAACTAAGAATTTAGTGTGGCTGTCAACAGTTTCAAACAGTTCTTTTCGTTTTACTCCGTGAGTACTGACACCATCAAGAGGGCGTGGATCAAGAATGACACAGCCGTAAGGTTGGATACCGTTCTTTAGCAGTAGTGGATAGCTATGCTTTACACAGAAGATGTATGCCTTATCTCCGTACTGTTTCTTTACACGCTTAACTTCATCGAAGTCCAAGGAAGGACCAGCGGAAACAATCAACGCATGTTTGTCATTGGGTGTTAGGCTTTCAACAAAGTTCCAGTCTTTAATGATTGTTAGGTTCTCATATACGTTATCAAGGATGTCTTCCTTGGGCATAGAGTCACGAGGCTTAACAACAATAGGTACACGTGTGAGTTCAGGTGGAATGTTTTCAATGTCATTATCCATAAGGATAACTGCAAGATGTGTATGTCCACCACCCTTTACCCTGTCAGTAGATGGCAATACGATACCACGCTTGTCTTTGATCTCTGCTACCAGTCGGTTGGTTCCAAGATACTCTTCACCAAGGATACGCCCTTCTTCGTCTTCAGAGAAGTAGTCATCGAATACAACAACAGGTGAGTGCTTTAGATGTTCAAAGTCATTGCGTACAGTAGGCTCACTGTGTCCACCATCAATGTAGGCAAAGTCAACCGTTGCAATGTCTTCCTTGGCCTGTGCTAGAGTTTCCTTGGAGTCACCCTTATATAACTTAAAGGTAAATGTCTTGCCTTCGTCCTGCATTTTTTCTTGGAAAGAAGCTAGTCTCTGATTGATTGCTTCAATGGTGTTGTGTCGTTTGCTGTTAAGCTCAACCTTATCCATCTCTTCAGTGGCTTCCTCGAACAGATCGAAGCCTACATAGTTAACTGTGTCACTGTTTTCAAAGGCAGCAGTTGCCATCTGAATGGCACGGCCACCATTCCACGTGCCTACTTCTACAATGTTCTTTGATTTGTAATGTCGGATAAGTATATTGAGTTGTTCGTAACGTGGGAGGCGTACATCTGGGGCAACGTCATTACCAATCTCTGCCTTGCGGTTTCCCTTGTAGTGTACCATATAATCTGACAATTCAGAGTTGGCAAACGCAGCAAGGCCATCAACATTGGGTGTAAGGTTGTGGACCTTCATGCCATGAGCAATGTAAATCTTTAGCAGCCGCTCAATGATAAAGCCATCATGCCACTCACGGTATGAAGTAACTTCCCCAATGTCGTAGCATCCACGTAGATCACCAAGCATAAATCCCGGTGACTCATAGTTAAGGTTAAATGCTAGGAAGGATGTCTCACTGTAGTCAACGTCCTTTCGGCCAAGATAAACAAGTTCAGCCTGTGATGGGAGGATGTTGGTAAAGCTGTCTGGCTTTAGCAGCTTGGTTGTTACCGTGTCCGCATCCAGCCAGATCAGCCACCCCGCCTGTGCCTCCTTCTCCATCATTTCAAATGCAAGGTCTGTCATTGCATAGACCTTGTGGCACCACTTGATTGCATCTAGTCTCCAGTTGTAGGGAACATTACCACCCTCAGTACCATCGTGTACCTTCATGCGATCACGATAGTTAAGCATGTCCTGAACTAGATTAAGATTACGATACTCAATGTTCTTTGCCTTCGGCATTGCATCAACTGTTTCTTTATCACAGTCATGGTAGTATGCGACCAGCTTTAGTGAAGGGTGCCACTTATCAGCAACTGACTCAAGCATGTTCTTTGCATACTTGTAAAAGCCATCCTGACTAAAGGATGTGACAAAAGTTAGTTGACTGTTAAGCATTGAGTTCTCCTAGCGATTCATTTATTGTTAGTTTATTTCTGATGTCTTTCCATTCGAGTGCGTACTCTTGGTCGATAAATCTGTTTGGTTTCCAGCCGGAAAAAGCTGGGCCGCCTGTGGTGAAGTGTACGTTGTAAGGATCATTCGCTGTAGAGTGTCCGTCCAACCAGTTCCACCGTTCTGAGATTTCACCAATCTCATTATCGTTGAGCCATTCAAAGCCATGTAACCAACTCCCATTTTTTGTGTTAACATCATCGACCGTTAACTTATAGTGTGAAGGATGAGAACAGTTCCACATAACAAAGCTTGACCAGTTCTTTCTACGATACACTGTTTGTACCTGCTTGTCCATCTTTTCTTGTGACTTTGGTTGATAGTTATGTTTAACTACCTGCACTGCGTAATCAGTACGTGATCCATACTCAGCAAACAACTGGGTAATGTCAGCGCGTAGCATCATATCACAGTCCATAAACAGTGCCATGCCGCTGTACTGATTTAGAAATGGCACAAGGAAACGGGTAAAGCTAAACTCAGTTGAGAAAGGTTTGTTATCAAATGTATCAACAACCTTTCCATCCAGTTCCTTACCTGCTCTCCGGTAAAGTCCTGAACGTCTTAGGTCTGGCATTGAAAGAGGAACAATGTTATATAGGCTACTGGTGTTCTTAAGGATTGAGTGACGCAGCACTTGATAGTTTGCGTCTTCCTTTGGATCATAGCCGATATAAATTGTGGGGAGTTTGTCTGTGTGAAATGTTGTCATGTTTACCTTTGGGGTAGCCGCCTGATAGCAACGCGCTACCAGACGGCACCTCCTTAGTCGATTGAGATTTTTCTTTCTTGGTCTTCTTCAGGTACAACCTTTTGAATTTCAATTACAAGCATACCGTCTTCCATCTTGGCAGCTTTTACTTCAGTGTTGTCTGACAATGCAAATGACCTTTTGAACTTACGGGTTGCGATTCCGCGATACGCAATGTTCTTATCGGCTTCTGCTTTGGGAGTATTGCCACTAATAGTGAGAACATTCTTTGCCAAAACAACGTCAACATCTTCTTTCTTAAAACCTGCAAGAGCAATCTCAATACGATAGGTGTTGTCATCCTTAATAATATTGTAAGGGGGGTAGGAAGTGGATGACAAAAAATGATCGTGTGCTTGGGACAAACGCTCAAACTGATCTTCAAAACCAAAACCAAACTGATCCATCTTGTCCAGTATAGACTGGAGGGCTGGATTAATTGTTACTAGTGCGTTCATTGTATTCTCCTTTTAAGCAAGATTGAACACCGCATCAGCCATGTCTGCGCTGATATGGGTATTATATGGGTGTTGATATGGGTAAGTCAAGAAAAAATTGGCGATCCCGGCAGGGGTCGAACCTGCAACCTACAGCTTAGAAGGCTGTTGCTCTATCCATTGAGCTACGGAATCATCCAATCCTAGAGGTCTCTATTAAACTTGTGGTTCTTTGACCAGTCCTGATAGCAATTATCAGAAATACACATGAGCCAATCCCACAGCCTAACTGTCATGATCTTCTTTACAGCCTTCTTTGTTACAAGTCCTACATCGTATAGCAGTTCCATTTTGTTTTCTCCTTTCAATAAGCGAGAGTTGATATGCTTGACGTATCTCTTCTACTGTCCTGCCGCAGCCAAGACAATAGTATTTGTTCTCGTCAAGCCGACACTGTTTGCAACATGCCGTCATTCACCGCCCTCAATTTGTTGCAGGGCTTCATTGAATAGTTTGATGTCACAATCAGCAAAAAACCTAAATGTAATTCCTTTGTACTCATCAGGGAAGTAGCCAATGCTCCACGATGACACACAGTTTTCATTACAGACTTTCTCAAGCTGAACGATTACCCTATGTTCCCTATTTGTGTACTCAGTTTCAACGATGGTCCCGTGATTCCTTCCCATTAGATAGGAAGGTTCACGAGCCATGTTGTGTCCATGATACCACATACTTACCACCCCGGCGAAGAATAGTTTTGGTCTTTTACATATGTAGCAAAGCCATCCAGACCATATGCAGGGCAGACCATGATCTTCTCTGGCAAACCCATGCTGTCCTTTTCACCTGCTTCACCACAGATAAAAAACACACCAGTCTTTTCAGACATTGCATGTTTGAGAATAGTCTCGTACTTCTCAACCTTCTTACGAAGAAGTAGCACTTCTTCATAGTAATCCATCATATCTTCTCCAGTTTGATACCAAACACCTTCAACAACATCCATCGCTGAAACTCATTCGGAATATTTTTCACATGATATTCAAAGTATGTTGTCGTGTCTTTACCAAACGATAATTTCACATTAGGTTTAGGCGGTTCAATCATTTTAATCTTCAAAGACATTCCTATACCCCGCAAGAACCACCATGCTGCGTAATGTCGCAGATGTCATGCGTCTCTACACTCTCCTCAAACTCTTCGCCAAGCTTGTCAACTGCTTCAGAGTAGGGGACAGATGTTAGTGGCTGACCACCACGACATCCATCGGGGTACACAGTGAAGCCACGTAGACGGTGGGCATAAGATGCAAGGGTATCAGCAAAGTCATCAACAGTATCTTCATTGTTAAGTTTGCTGCCCCATGTTGGGAGGTTAATCGTGGAAGAGATTGACATATCCACATAGTCCTGAACATCAGCTTGGAAAGCCATACGACGCTTGTAGTCCTGTGCAAGATCAAGTGCGGACTCAATGTTGTTAGGGTCTACACCATGCACATCAATGATTTCCTGTGCAGCGGAGTCAACAACGTACTGGTAGTGCCACCTGTTCTGTCCCTTTAGATACCGTCGCTTGTACGAAACAGCAAATATAGGCTCAACACCAGTGGAAGTCCCAGCCAGAATACCAATCGAACCCGTGGGGGCAATTGCTCTGTTAGCCACAGGGCGGGAAACAGACATAGCATCAGAAAAGTCACGACTAACACTGTCAGAAACTCCTTTATAGATTCCCAACCACTGATGTAGTTCAGGGGTAACTTCATAACGGTATCCTTTCTTAATCAGCCATTCGTGCATACCCATAAGGCCAAGACCCAAGCGGCGATTCTTTTCACGTGTTTCATATACCTTGCTATAAGGTAGCTTGGCACGTAAGGTTCCGCAGAGAAGGAACTTGGTTCCTAGCTCTACGATCTGAGTAAACTCTTCAAGGCTATCAATACGGCCCATGTTAATGCTGCCCAAGTTGCATACATCTGAGTCATCTTCAGATGTTACCTCAGTACAAGCATTACGTAGCGTTTCATTCTCTTTATCAAAGAAGTTAAAAGAGAACCCCGGTTCGGCGGTTGATAGGGCTTGACGAACATTTGTCCGAAATACCTCACCTACTTCTCCTGTCTTCCAATAGTTAGTAAGCCATGCAGTGTCATAGTTGACGGAGATGTTTGTCATATCCAGCGGAGCAATGTAGTTAAAGTCCTGCTCTTTTATTTGTCCAACAGTAAATCCTGTGTTACCTACTGGCATTTCATACCAGTTCTTAGCAGCAAGGAACTGTGTTACATCAGGGTGTTGCCAATTAAGACTGGCATAGATAGCTGACCTGCGTGAGCCACCCTGCATGACACGACGACCAATCTCGTTAATCATCTGCATCTTGGGTATAGGCCCACTGGAAAGACCGCCTGTGCCGTTAAGCACACGGCCCTCCTCACGGTACACAGAGTAGTCAACACCAATGCCACCACCTGTCATTAGGCAGGACTCAGCCTTCCAAGATAGGTTGGCCCAGTCTTCACGTGTGTCTTCTTCAGCACGTAGGAGGTAGCAGTTGTTGAAGAACTTGTTTTGACGACCAGCATAATATAGATAGCGTCCACCCGGAATGAACTTCAAGTCAGTAACCATACGCTTGAGTTCGTCTTTCTCGTCTGTCGTCATGTAGTCTTGACACACATCGTCCACTAGAACATTAGCTAGTGCCGACCAAGTTTCACACCCATGATGGGCATACTTATGTTTGAAAATATCCTCACTGAACTTGGATCGGAACATAGGGTTTTCGTTAGAGCGGAAATGAGGCATCAGCTACTCCTTTTCATTAGCGGTATCGTGGACATGAAGCATGATAATAGCATAGTGGATAATCTTGAGCAAGTCCTTACGGTTCTTTCCATCCTTTTTTCCATACCTTTTCCAGTATTTCAATATGTTGCCCATACAAAATCCTTCGCCATAATCAGCATCAAGGATTGTGTCAGTTGCCTGATACTTACTAGACGCATAGTGCTGTGAATAAGTTGCGTCTACGTAGTCCTGAATCTCATCGAGATACAGGTTCTCATCGAACTTGTACTTTGTCATTGTTACCTCTAGATGTTTGACAAGATAGAGTTTATTTTCTTTCTTGTGTATTCAACTTCTTTGCTCCGTATAACCTTGTATGCAAAGCTTCTTGTGTAACCCGGATCAACACCTGCCATGTCACACACAGTTGAAAAGTCTTCAGCGGTTACGCCCACACTGGCAAAGAACCATGCTTGTGCATGTGTCCTGTCCAGCTTGGCGCGTTCAGATTCATTTGTCGTTGATGGCTTAGACGCATCAAGCAACGCCTGTAAGATGACAGTCATAAACAGTATTCGTTCAGGTGACGACTGCTCCTGCATGTAGTCTTCAATCTCAATAAAGATGTCTGTCACTGCAGCCATTCCTCTGGAATACCATCAGATAGTTTGCAGTACATGAAGCCGTTCCTCTCGCACCATTGAGCATATGTCTTTCCGGTGGGTGCCTTGGTTAGCTTCTTGTTTGGGTTGTCAAACACAAAGCGTATGTCAAGATGTGGGTGTGCCTCTTTAAT